GTTCTATTTATTTAACTCAATCTAATGTACAATCAAGTCTTAGAGAAATAGAAAATATAAACAATCGTTATCCTGGTTTAATAGACACTGAGTATATAAAAATGACTCAAGAAAATATATACTCTAAGTCTGCACAACTTCATGCAGTTACTATAAATGAAGATCTCTTAAAAAGAATAACAGATGAAGGAGGGACTAATGCTGACTTAACATATAAAACTCAGAATGATATAGATACTTATGTTAGGACCGTAGCAGGATTAACAGCTGCTTCACAAGAAGACACAAGAGTTTCTGAATCTATTAGAAGAGAAAATCGTAATGAAAGTAGATACTCTGAACAGGACAGAGAAGAAAAAGCTGAGGTACAAAAGAAATCTAATCATTTAAAAGATGCTTTTGCTAAGGCCGGAGTAACTGTAGATGTAGTATATGATAATCAAATGGACTCTTTAGGGTCTATAGAAAAGTCTAAAGACTCTGACTCTCCTACTGTAACCTTTAATACAGATTTAACAACAGAAGATACGGTGTATCATGAGTTTGGCCATGCATATGTAGATATGTTAGGCGCAGATAACCCGGTTATTGTTCAGGCTTTTGAAGAACTTAAAGATACAGAGTTATATAATAAAGTAGCTGATAAATACCCAGAACTGGAAGGAGAAAGGTTAGATAAAGAAGTTTTAGCAACAGCAATTGGTATCGAAGGTGCTAAAATAACTAGAAAGAATCCTAGTCCTATGCAACAAATGTTAAATAAGATTTTTAGAGCGTTTTCTAAGATGTTAAATAAGCTAGGACTTGTTACTACTCCTAACACAGCTGCTATCTTAGCACAAGAGATGTTTGCTAAAGATCTTAGAGCTAGTGAAATGGTTAATCCTATAAGTGGGTATACACAGTTTCAAAAAAAGACTAGAGATCAAGAAAAGTTAAAAGATATAACAATCCAACTTAAAGTAAAAATTAAAGCAGACCTTGCTAGGATTAAAAAATTACCACAAGAAGAGCAAGACGTTTTATTACCTAAAATGGAAAAACTAGAAGCATCTTTAACTAAAGTTGATAGAGTTGAAGATTTTGTAAAGTTTGTAGATGCTACTACTGCTACTATGTTAGAAACTAAACAGCAGTTTAATGACATCATGAATTTAAAAGATGAAAACGGTAATATTGATTTTAAAGAACAATCTAGCTATAAAAACTTAAATTTAATGTATTCTATGAAAGTTAATCTAGATGGATTAGATGTTCTTTCTGATATTAAACAATTAGTAAAAAGAAAAAAACGCTCAGGAAAGGTTTTAAGTTTAGATGCTTTTAATTCATTAGAAGAAAAATTAAATGCAGTTTTAGAAGAAGTAGAAGAAATGAAAGAAGATTTTGACTATGAAGTAGTACCTATTATAGCTGAGTCTTTATTAGGATTTCATAATAAAAATATTGATGTTGAACTCCAGTCTCTTATACAAAACATCCAAGATAATTTAAAAAATGGAGTTATAAGAAGTACTAACATGAAAGAAGTTAAAAATACTACTGAGTATAAAAGAGCTAAAAGAAAATTTGATAATAAAGAATATACTCAAGAAGAGTTTGATGCTGCAATAGCTAACATGCAAATAGAATCTCTTAAAAATAAAATGATTCCTAATAGATCAATGCTTATAAAAGAGTTAAGAGAGGCGCAAAAAGATAAATCAGGGTTTTCATATTTAATGGACCCTATGATATACTCTAGTGAGTCTGCTTTACAATTATTTGTTAAAGCAGTAGATGAAGCTAATCTTAAGTCTAATGATATGACTAGAGATTTTAAATATACTTTAAGAGATCAGTATAATGAAATGGCAGAAGGCCAAAATGAATTTGATATTGCAGGTTTAAATGATCCGTTTTTAGAAGAAGTAGAAATGACTGTTAGAGATGATCAATATTTTACTGATAAATCTCAACAAAAAGAAACTTCTACTATAAAAGTACTAACTTTAGTACAACCTTTATTGGCTGATCAATATTATTCTGATATTAGAACAGAGTATGCAAGATTAGCTGATAAATATAATAAACCTAAAAGAAAAGATTTTAATGACCAGTCAGATTTTAAAGATGCTAATTCTAAATTTTATAAATCTGATAATGGTAAAAGATATGTTGCAGATCAAACTAAATTCTTAAACGAGAATACTGAACCTATAGAGGGGTGGCAAGACATAAGAGATAATATACAAAAGCAAATAAAAACAGCACAAAGTATAATAGACTCTTCAAACTCTACAGATGTAGCTGCTAATCAAGAGCTTAAAATAAAAAAACTAAGAAGTACTTTATCTAACAATATGCTAGGCAAGCTTCCTAGAGGTGAATGGGTTAAACCTAAAGCTTCTAAATATGCTAATCCTAAATACACTGCAATACAAAACGATCCTAAAAAGAAAAAGTATTATGACTTTGTATTAGCAGAATTACAAAAAGGACATAAAATGGTAGGAGTTAATCGTATGGAAAAAAATAGTTGGGATACTTTTTCATATTTAATGCCATCTATTAGAAAAGAAGGCTTAGATAGAGCTAAAGAGCAAGGAGCATACACTGCCGGTAAAGATATGATAAAAGATAGTTTTAGCCTTACTGAAACAGCAGATGAAATGGCTATATATGATAATGCTACTGGAGAACTTCAAAGAAATGTACCAGTTAGATATACTAACTTAGTTCCTTCTAAAGATGTATCTAAAGATATTGCTAGTAGTTTATATAGGTTTAGACACATGGCTCATAATGTTAAAACTAAATCTGAAATTGTAGGACAAGTTATGCTTTTTAGAGATATAATAGAAAAAAGAGGAACTGTAGAGGTAGATGCTTCTGGTAGAGCATATGTAAGTGCAATTGCAGAAAAATTAGGAGTTAAAATGCCAATAACAAGACCAGGAGAGTCTTACACATATAAACATTTAAATGAATGGATAAATATGGTAATGTTTGGAGAAACTTCTTATAGGACTGATGTAAATGTTTTTGGAAGAACTATAAATTTAGAGCAAGCTGCAGGTACTATAAATCAGTATGTAGCTATGAATACATTATCTCTTAATTTACTTCAAGGTGGTAATCAATTTATTTTAGATAATGCATCTTTACTTCAGGAATCTGTAGCGGGACAATTTGTAACTAAATCTGATTTAGCTTGGGCAACTCAAAAGTACTGGGGAGAAGGGGCTGCAATTAGTGATGTAGGAAATTTTGCTCCTGATACAAAACTAGGAAAAGCATTAGAAATGTTTGATGCATTGACAGAGTTTACAGACAGAGAAGGTAATAAACTAGTAGGGTCTAAATTACGTAAAGCATTAGATACAGGAAATTTAATGGTGTTACAACAAGCTGTAGAACATGAACTTTCTAGTAAACGTATGTTAGCTCTTATGAAGAATTTAGAAGGTAAATTAAAAGATAAAGATGGAAATGTTATAATGAAAGATGGTAAGCCTGCAAATCTATATGATATGTTAGAAATAGATAAAAAAGGTTTTATGTCTGTAAATAAAAAAGTAGCTAATTTTAATAAAGCTGATTTTATACATTTATTAAGAGGTTTAGGTAGAAGAACAAATCAAGTTAAAAGTAGATTTGATTCTCCAATATTAAGTAAATCTTGGTATGGTAAAATGTTAGGACTTTTTCGTAGTTGGGTAGTGCCTGGTATAAGAAGAAGATACGGCCACGGAGGATTTACAGGATCTACTATACACACTGATGAAGAACTAGGGGCAGTTACACAAGGTATGTATGTATCATTCTTTAATCTTTTAAGTGAATCTGTAGTAGATGGTGTAAAATCTCCATTAGGTGTATATGATAATATGTCTCTTATGGAGCAACAAAACGTAAAACGTACATTAGTAGAACTATCTTCTTTAATTGCAGCAATGGCGTTAGTAGCAGCTTTATCTAATCTAGATGATGATGATGAAACTTATGTATCTAATTTTATGTTGTACCAAGCTAAAAGATTTCAAACAGAGATACTACAATGGACTCCTATTGTTGGTACTAAGGAAGCATTTAGAATTTTAAAATCACCTTCAGCAACACTTAGGCCTATTGAGCAAGCAGGTAGCTTAATTGAAAACATAGGAAATGAACTTTTGCATGGTGTAGGTATACCTGTAGCTGATAAAACAATATTTTACCAAAGAAATACTGGTAGATTTAAGAAAGGCGATAGAAAAATAAGAAAAGACTTTGAAGATTTAATGCCGGTATTAAGAGGGTTAAGGACAACTCAAACTCCAAAAGAAAAATACCAGTGGTTCTTAAACTTATAAAAAAAGGGGGCGAAAGCCCCCTCTTTAGTTTTACATAGACATTTTTAACAACAGTAAATAGCCTATTAAATCATCTACAGTATCCTCTGTAGCATCGTTGATTCCCCGATTCTTTATTCTCATCAATTTATCATCTATTCTAGAGCATAGAGATTCAGTAGCATTAAGTTGGCTAAATATTTTAGCTGGTTTTAATGCACTGTTTCCATACGCCTTATTTTTACTTTTCAATAGCTCTCCAATATCCGTTAAAATTGCATCTAAATGGGTTGCAAATACCTCGCTCTCTGTTTGTATATGTAAACTAACATTATTTGGTATTGTGTAAAAACAATAATCATTATTCTCAACTGAGCATAATTTTATATCTGTTTTTTGTATTTGTACTACCTCATAAATATTTCCAATTACTCCTCGTGAGTAATGTTCTGTAAGTTTTATTAATTGTACTTTGTCTCCTATTTTCATCTTATTGTTTTTGTTTTTTTAATATATTTTTCCATGTTTAGAATTTCTTTTTCTAAGTTTATAATACTCATTAATTCAGAATCGTCCTCTAAAGTACATCCTAACAGACCTTCTAAAAGTTTTTTCCTTGGAGCTAATTTGTGTACTACTTGCATTATAGTTCCTGTAGGAGAAAAATTATGAAAATCTTCTATGGCATCTTTATACCTTGCGGACAACTTAGAATACTTACCTTTCATAAATTTTTGAAAATTACGCGCTTGTTTTTTTGGAACATTAAGTATAAACACTACATAATGAGGATCAGGATCTAATATTTTAACAAATGATTCAAACTTTCTTACAGTTTGTTCAAATTTTAAAAATAAAGGATCAGACGAATACCTATAGACTAAAGCCATATGATACACATCTTCTTCTAGGTATAGATGGCAATTTACAAATAAAGATTCCCAAAAATATAAAGACCTATCACCTCCTATCATAGGCATTAAGAAAGTAGAACTTTTTGTTCTGTCAGCCATAGATAGTATATAAGTTGTATTTTTAAATCTATTATCTACTTTTATAGAATTTATTATATACCAATTTCTATCTACTTCAACTGCTAGTCCTAAGCTTAAATGTAATCCGTCTGGGCCTTTTAATTCTTTTATTTGTTTACCCTCTTTATACTCTTTTATGCCTTCAGTATATCCTGATATTTTAAAAGATAAAGCATCTATTGCTTTAAAAGTTATATCTTTTACTTTTATGCCCATAAGTCGTCACTCTTAGATTCTGCTTCAATTTCTGACAACTCACTAATTATTAAATTTGGTAAAGGTATTCCAGTTTCTAGATATGCTTCTGCTTTAGTCTTTAATATATATACAAGTTTAAAAGTTTCAGAGAATCTATGCACTCCTTCATGTGTACCAAACTTTTCAATATATTTATTTAAAACAAGAGCTGGCATCTCTTTAACATTAATTCCTTTCAATGCTGCATCAGCTGTCTTTTCACCTACTTTAGGTATACCTTGAATTCCATCAGTACTATCACCCATAAGCATTTGTTTCCACAAGAATTTTTCTGAATCCATTTTAGTAGTTCCAATTTTTTCAGCAGTTCTATAATTAAAATGCACTGAATCTACTTGCTTTAAAACATCTTTATCTGGAGAACATATAATAGAATAGTCACAATCTTCTCTGTAGATAGCAACAAGATCATCTGCTTCTAATTCTGTTACATACGTAAATCCCCATTTTTGTTTTAAATACTCTTTAATTGCTGGAAAAATAATTGGCTTATTTCCGTACTTTCTGTTTCCTTTGTAAGGTTTAGTTGTTGCTCTATCATATCTAAAGCATTTTCCTTGAGTAAGAAAGCCTGCGTATTTTTTAGTTTCACACTGTTCTAGCATTGTGTGTATTCTATTATCTATACCTATTAAAGCTTCTTCTAAAGTTTCTTTACCCATTTCAAAGTAAATAAGACTATCTCCGTCTATAAGGGCGACGGTACCCGTAGTTTCTGTTGTCATATATATTATTTTATTTTATTACGGTTAAACATATTAGGGGAGCATTACACTCCCCCTCTATGCATCAATTAAACACGAACATGTTAATCAGACAGTTCTTCTCAACTAGTCTTTCATGTACTTTCTATACTCAGGTTTAACTTGAACTTTAAAAGTATACAATTCTCGGTTATTAATCTGTATTTGTTCCCTACATTTTACTTCTAGTGATTTAAAACACCTTGAATCTAACTGTCCTTTCTCATCAAAGTATTTAATAGCCTCTTCAGCATTTTTTCTAGATAAGTTGTATATATTATGTTTATCCATCCAATACATAACATCTTTATTTCTATTAAACTTATAAGATATATTATCTAACATACTAGCACTGTTATATAATAAATAAGGCTCTCCTGTAGGGTCAATAGTAGGAATAATCTTACCTGCCATTTCTACATCGTCATCAGTAGCGGAATAACTATCAGCCATTTTTCTAATATCCTCTATTAACTGTTCAGTTATAGGAATTCTATTAGCTGATTGATTAAGTATAGTGTCAGTACCAATAACTTGCATTTCTTCATTTTGAATTAAACTTGCTAATTCTAAAGACATACTACTAAATATAAAAGAATCAAAAGGAGCGCTTTCATAATTCATATTATGTTGATAGTTATTATCCTGACTTCTACTTTCTAAGAGAACATCATTATCAGTTTTATCATGATAGTCCTGAGTTAAAGGTCTATGGTCGTGACAATAGTACCCATTAGACACCTTAAACATTAGTTTAGTTTGAGGAATATTAGGAATATTGGTATAACTATCATAAAAATTAGTATGAGGAATAATAAAATCAGCTTTCTCATAATCATTAGTAACAGAAATCTTATGCTCTTTAAGAGAAGCCTTAAGTCTATCAGTTGACACATTATGCATAGGTAATATAAAAGCTCTTTTAACTGTAGTTAAATCAGAAGTTGTTTCTGTAGTTAAAAGATCTTGTATTGTAGTCCATTGAGTTTGTGACTCAGACAAATAAACATCCACTACTTCTGAATTTGTACAAAATCCCACATCATTTATATCTGTAAATCCTAAGTCTTCTAAGGTCTCCTTGCTTGGGGAGCCTATATGTACATTCTTACTAGCCATTATTTCACAGTCATTTTAATGATAGCTGGATTCATCATCATTTTATTAAACTTAGACTTATTACCGTTAAATATAGTTCTAACCACTAAATACTTTAAATCGTCAGTTAAATAGTCTAAAGTGCACAGCTTAACAAGACGATCTTGCACTTTTGCAGTTACGCTGTCCGTTTTAGAGAAAGCAACAGCAAAGTTAGCTACACGAGTAGCTAATAAACTTGCTATATCAGCTCTATATGAATCATCTTTACCAATACACTCTCTCAACTCTAGTAAAACCTCGTCTGGTCCTGTAACTAATTCACGGGGAGTTACTAATTTATCTAGCTTATTATTGATAAATGTAGTAAACATAGACGCAAACTCGTTGCCTACCGAGCCTTCACCAATCATTTGTACTAAAGGTAACTGATCTTCGAACTTAGGTATACTTGATATACTGTTAAAGAACGTTGAAATAGATCGAGCATTAGTTTCTTGAGTAACTAATTCTGGATGCATTAACAAAAAGTTTATACATCTAGTATCCATGTTATTCTCTTCTGCCCAACGAGCCCATACATTTATATCAAACTTAAGGTTTGCTGTAATGTATCTAGTTTTCTGTGCAGGATCAGTACTATTAACCATATAATCACCATTATCCGGATTTGCCGTTAAGATTATGTGCCAATCTTTTGGTAACGTCCATGAAATGTAAGTTTGACGATCTACTAATTCCATACATGCTTGGATAAACCTCATGTCTGCACGATTCCAGTCATCAAGAAGTAATACACCACCGGCTTTCTTATCCGCTATCCATTCAGGAGCTGAATAAGACATTCTACTCTTACCTGTAGTTTGGAAGCCTAGCTTATGCTGAGCATCTACTGCAACTTCGTCTACCCATTTACCTATCTTCTTACCTTCTTTTTCTTTCCACATTTGGAATTGCTTAATAGGAAAACCTACTAAGTCACCTAATTCTTCGATTTGAGCTAGATTAAGCTTAACAAAGTCTAGACCGTGTTTAGCTGTCATGTCCATGATACTGGTTGTTTTACCAATACCTGACTCACCTACTACTTCTATAGCTACAGGCTTCTTGCCTTGCGTTTGCAGATGGCGATTGTTTGTAATAATGTGCCCTACAAAATCTTGTAGTTCATCAATGTTTAAATTTACTTCATTCATAATTGTTTTGTTTAATTGATTAGTTTAATTGAATTTTTATACCAGGTAACTCTTCGTTTATCTGGCATTTACTGCTGTGTACCCATAAAGCATTCTTTGGGCAGTTGTCTGGGTTAGGAGCTTCTCCATCCGTTAGGCATATAAACCCTGAGTATTTATTCTTAGGGTCATTGTAATGATCTACTACTGGCTGAAAGTATGTGCCACCTCTACCTTTTATCTCCCAAGACTTCTTAGGATCAAATACAGATACATCTGTTAGCTGAGTGTCAAATTGTGCAACAGTTATAGTGTTGCCAGTTTTATGCATGTGACTTAACTCGTGCATAAACTCTACTAACTCTTCACTGCTTACTGATCCTGAAGTGTCAACACCTACGAGCACATGATTCTTATGCTTGATCTTTAGGCCCGGATTTCCAGAGTAACGTTTGTTATTCTTTCTTCTAAGCTTTTTAGTATAGACTGTAGAAGAGTTGTTAATAAACCTTTTAAGATACTGTTTCCAATTGAACTTAGGAGGTTCTAAAGTAAATAGTCTTTCTATTATTTCCGCTAATTCACCAGGAATAGTCCCACACTGCTTCTTGATTTCCTCAGCAGTTTGTTTCATCTGATGTTCATACTGTTTTTGTACTAGCTTCTTCTCTGCTTCAGGTAAGTCACCAATCTCAGCCCATTCTTTATGGTCATATTGACTATTACCATCCATTTCTCCAAGAAGTTTATCTAACGCCTCATTAGAAGAACCTCCATCACCGTCACAAGTATCATTAAGTATATCATAATATACTTTAGTACCTGCTTTTGGATGCATGTGAATGTCTGTACCAGGGAAAGAATTTAACGTTAGACCCCCTTCTGGCAACATGTGCTCAGCAATATATTGGTTGATTTCTATATCTGCCGCAATATTAAAAAGCTTTTTGTTAGGGTATCTGTCTGACAATATAATATGTCCAAAAGCTATATGTAATAACTCATGTTTTAGTAGGCCGTGTTGATGATCCTCACTAAGGCCCATAAAGAAGTCTGGGTTAATAACTAACCTCATACCTATACCGTGTTTTCCTACACCTGCAGTAGCACAACTCATAGTAAATTGTTTTTGCAATCCTATAAGAAAGATACCGTAGAAAGGCTCTGAAAATATCAATGTCTTTGATATTCTAGAGAGTTGATCTTGATTGTTTCTCATGTTTAATTAATTTAAAATATATACCTTATAGTGTTCCAAGGTATAATTTGGTTATGTAATTCTGTGAATTCTTGTATATACTCAGATTTAAATCCAAGTTTGTATCGTACATTTTCTCCACCATATTGTGAAATCTTAGCTTCTTGCTTATTAGGAACCCAAAGGTCTTTCTCTGTTGCTGGGTGCGCAAGCATATTAGCTGTGTGTTTTTTAAAATTGTGTGTAAGAAATATAACTTCAGCTTGTACTCTGCTTTTATATTTTCTATCCACAATAGCATCAACACCTTCAAATAATCGTGCATAATCATTTCTCCAAGTGTCTGTGATAATAACTGGAGAGAAGTTTATGTGTACGTCATACCCTGCTTCTATAAAATCATTGATTGCTCTAATTCTATCGATGATCTTAGATGTGTTGGGTTCGTGTATATCAGCCATTTTTTGTGGCATAAGGCTGAATCTTATACGTATTTTACGTTCAGGATCAAAAGACAGTAGTCTTTTATTTACAAATTTTGTTGCAAATGATCCCATTGCTATCGGATGATATTTAAAGAAATCAAATATACCTTCCCACTCATGATACTTAGCATGAAGACAAAAATCTTCATTACAACTAATATCATATGTTGTGAATGTAGGATGAGTTTGATTAGGTTTATCTACCGGGGTAAAGAATGCGTGATTGTTTACAGCTGTTAGTATATCTCCTGTGTTTGTTGCTACAGTAAGACCTGTTGGTCTATGTCTTTTCATGTAGCAGTAAGAACAGTTATATAAACAGCCATAACCAAAGCTTGGTGTTATAAAGTCTGTGGATCTACCAGAAGGCCTTATAATCATAGACTTTCGAGTGATCTTTTCTATCATCTCTCGTCTCTTTCTGCTTCTGATCTATCCTCCGCTTTAGCATCAAGCATTTGATTTTTGTATTCATAATCTTCAATAGAACTTTCAAAGAACTCTTTACATTTTTCACATACAAACCCCTCTTCAGGCTCTGCGTGCTCTTTACATTCACTGCAAAGTCCATTTTTTATTTCTGAGTTACAGCAAAAACTGCCTCCCTCATCTTGATTATCTGTGTAATCCGCTCCACAGCATGAGCTTACTAACTCTGCCATTCGTTTCCTAATTCTTCAATATTAGCCACAATAAGTTGAAATTGTTTTTCTGCCCAGAGTTCTGCAAAGCGTATTAATTGTTCTTCAGTGTATTCTTGTTTTCCTCCAGGATTAAACACTGAGTCATCCTCATGCATTTCATCTGAGTGTAGAAATTCTTTTGCTGTTTTTGCCATAATTTTAATTTTAATTGATTAATAAAAAAAGGGCCCTTCCCTAAGAGCCCTTAATTTGGATACTATAGCGCACAATTTTACGTATCCCCGCTTTATAACTGTGTTATTAGTTCTAACACTTCTCTACATTGTTCTTTGTTTCTTGGCATAAATAAGACATAAGCCAGGTTATTTTCTTTAAGATGCTTTTTAAATAGCTTCCATCTTAAAGGAAAAGATTCATTTGCATAGCCTTTAGTTTCAATAATCCACTTGCCATTAGGGTCTACAAAATCCGGTGTATAAGTTATAGATCTAACTTTACTACCTTTGTTATACAACTTCTTTGGCGTACCTTCATAACATGCTTGTGGATATACTAAAGCGTCAAATACAGTAAAAGAATGTTTTTCATAATCGACATCTATGTTAGCTTCTTCTAGAAGTTTATACATTCCTTTTTCTAATAGAGATTGAAATTCTATCCCATTGTATGACGCTTTCTTTGATTTAATCATTGATCGTCCTTTTGATCTTCTTTTCCAGGCCATTAGTCTAGTACATTTACTTGAAACATTCCTTCGTACCCGCGCGCAATGTGATAAATATGCATTTGTCCAACACGTCTAGTGCCAACATAGGCTCTACCTTTGTGCCATTCATCATTACCACATATACTTGGAATATGTCTAACTTTAGTTCCCATGATTTCATCTACTAACTCTTTATGTATGTGTCCTACAAGAGCTTCTCTAAAGATGCATTCGCTCCACATAATAGGCTGTTCAGTAGCCATAAGTAAAGGAATATTATTTCTCTTTACTTTATCTCCATGAAAATTTAAAAACATATTTGCTCCATACTGGTAGTACTTTCTCTCATCAAGTGAATTGTCTACTGTAATGTTAGGATTATTAGCGTATCTAGAGTCTAACAATTCTCCAATATAAAACATACGCTCAAAATCATGATTACCTTGTACAATAACAACATCTACTGGAATTTTCTTTGATAACCATGTGATAGCTGTATCCATTAGTTGCCAATAGCCTCTAAAAGATTGTCTCCATCCCATATAATCATCTTGAGGAGTTCCTGCAGTAGTTGCTTTACTCAAACCTTCAGAATTCATACCGTCATTACCTATAGGCATTAATAATCTTTCTATGTTAGATCCTTTTGCTTTCTCCCATAGTTCCATTACCACTTGCATATAGTGTTCTTCTATTGCTTCCGGGCCTTCACCCGTAATCTTTCCATAATGTATGTCCGGTAAGGATAATACACCCAATGAAGGACTTGTTTTAGGTTTGTAAGAATATTTACTAACTTGTGGTGACTTCTTTTTAACTTCTTCTAAAAATGCGTTCTTTTCAGATTCTAACTCATGCCATCCTGTTAAAGGAACAACAGAGTATCTATGATCACCTTTGCTAGTTTGCCAAAATTTTACAGACTTAACGTCTTCTAATTTTAGACCGATCTCTGATAAGTGCATGTTAAAGCCTTTATCATTAATCTCGTTTATATTCTCATTTGTAAATTCTTGCGTGTTTTCTTTGTACTTTTTGTACTCACTAGCCGCTACTTCTTTTTTACACTCAGTAGCTAAATTTAAATCAATGCCTAACTTATCAGCTACCCATTGGTTTCCTTTCTTTAAATAACCTGTCTTAGATCTCAGAAATTCAATTACATCTTGTCTTTTCATGTATTATATGTTTTAAAATGTTAAGTGAACCAACATTTTTTACCAAATCAGACGGATCTTTTGATTTATATTTGTTTGGAATACATATATTACGTAGATTAAACTTTTCACAGATTTTCCTGGCCATAGTTTGTCCAGGGTTGTTCTCATTATCATAATCATTGTCATAGAGAACAACTAATTCTTCAAATCTATCATGTAGGTCTTTCATTAATTTTTCGTCAGGATTTTGCATTTCGCTTTGAAAAGCGATTGCGCTATAACCTGCAGCGTAGAGACACATAACATCTTTTAAAGAAGAGGTAAGAAACAACTGTTTACCTGTAGCAGGTAGTTGTTTTAGGCCTTGTATATCAGTAGAGGTAGTGTTACTGCTCCATTTATAATCTATTTCTAATGGTGCATAGATTTTGAAGCGTTTGCCTAGTTTAAAGGCGTATGTAACTGATTTGCAACTGAATCTGTTTTGGTTCACCCAGTAATGGCTTATTGGTTCGACGCCAAATCTAACCAATATTTTCTTACTGATAAAGTATTTTGTCCAAAAGTTTTTATCATCTTCCGAAAAAGGCCGCCTTTTCTTCTTTATAATTGTTAATGTTTCTACTATCCTAGGTTGTTTCTGCCTTAAACCCATCATCCCCATAGTGAATAAAGTTTCTTCTTTACGAGAATTTAAATTTAAATTGAAATCGCAATCTATAATTTTTAAAGCTGATATAAAATCACATGTATATTTATACATTACATATCTGAAACAGCTGAACGAATGTTCTGAACACCCAAAATCTTTATACAATAAATTACCTTTCCAAGAAACGATAGATGCAGTTGGTTTTCTATCCTGTCTTAACTCACTACAGAAAGGTTTTCCTAATTGTTTAAAGCTTGGACAATAATACACAAAAATGTCATACTCAGAGATTTCTCTAAGTATGACATCGGTGTGTAAATAATCATCACTGCTTCTAGCTGTTATCACTCTTAATTAGCAAATGGATCAGCTTCTTCTACAAGTTGTCTACCATTCATTGGCTTTTCTGGCATAGTCCAGTCATCATCCTCATTCAAGGCATCTGGAGTTACTAAATCTGCAGTTGGTACATGCTCTCCCCATTTAAGATCTGCATTAAAGTCTGCGTTAAATGTACCATAATCATCTTTTAACATTTTAACAAACATATCATCTCTTTGTGGCTTGATTCTACCAAATTGCTTATTGTAAATAGTTTGATATTTATCATCTTTAACTCCTACTAGTAATCTAACTTGATTATCTTTTAATACAGAAACAAGAGATTTAACTTCTTTTACATCACCATTAGCTATATTTTTAATAGTTTCATAAGTTACTTCATCTCCTGCTGCTACATTAGCCCATGCTTTAGTAAAGAAAATCAAAGTTTCTTCTCCTATATATGCTGGTCTTTCACCATCTTTCTTCCACCATTCGTATGTTGGTGCATCATCAGACCATGTAGTTTGACCAAATGCATTAATCCATTGCTTTTTACCTGCTTTTGAAACTCTGTGTTCTCCAGATAATAAAATCTCTACTCTAGTTGATAAGTCTTCATTCTTAACCCATAGTACAACTTTATTGTAATCTACGTTGTTAAATGATACTTGATAGTTAGGTTCAGATTTAACTTTAATGTCTAAATCGTGTAATTCCGCCATTGTTGGATTTACTGCGATAACATTAAAATTAGAAATACCTGAGTATACCTTCATTCCTTGTCCTTGTACTGCTTCAGTACTTGCGTTGCTTTTAATTGCCATATCTATTTATTTATTTATTAATTGGTTTATATTGTAAATGAATCGAATTCATTCTCTTCTACTTCTACTTCCACTTCTACTTCTACTTCTTCTGTACCAGCTTCCATTTCTTGTTCTTCTACTAATTCTAAAGTGTTTTTAAAGCTTGGTATTTCAAGTTCATCATCTGTTCTATTTACCTTGCAAGGGCTTTCAAACTCTGTAGGGCTCAGCATATCACTGATCGCTTCTTGAGTTTCTTGCATTTGATGTTTAACTTCTTTAACTGATTCAATAGCTTCGTCTATAGCAGTTTCTAAAGTTACTTGATTAGGATCTACTTCATCTACCTCTTCTCTTTTACTAAACTGAGGCTCTGATGTATCTACCTTATGTTTATCCTCTATTGCGTCTGATATTAAATCACTTGGAGTAACTATTACTGGATCAGTACCAGTATCGTCTACAAATGTAAAAGAAAGTTTTTTAACGTGGGCAGGTCTTTTGCCTTTTAATTTAGAATGTTTAAAAACTTCATCTAATTCCCATTTTTTTACATTGTACTTTTCGCACATTCCCTTTTTTCCTATTCCATTTGCTAAATCTTTTAGCAACTGAGATACAGAGATGGTCTCTGGAGTTACAATAGCGCTTTCTACGCTAACGTTTGGTCTTGCTTTAATCATTTTTTTTGTCTTTAAATTAATTTTATACATGTTAATCGATAAATATCTCTGACCATTCTAAAGGCATGGTCTTACCTTTTAAGTGCTCACATCTACTACCAGCTACAATATCATCTAAAGAATCAAAACTAACCATAGTTCTATCATCTTCTCTGTATATGTAACCAACTGCATCTGAGTTTGCACAGGTTATCTGCTTAATCTTACCGGTAAGGTCAATATCTTTTACTGCAACCTCTTTACCTTTCTTTTCAAGCATCTTATCCTTTAAGTGTCCAACTAATATGACATGGTCTGCTAGTTTGTTCAAGTTATCTATCCATTTTTTATAGGCCATTCTTAAATATAAGTAGCCTGCGCCATTAGGCAGTGATAGAATTGACATACCAGGGTTCTTTTCGTCAAAGTTTTTACCCATAGGAGTTTTCATATAAATTTTCTTACCTTCCGCTTCACACCACTCTTCTAATTTTGAAATAGTGTCAATAGCAATATATTTATAAGGTCTTCCTTTCTTCATAATAGCTTTACCCACTTCTGCAAGCTCAGCTAAATTATTTACTTTTACTTTTAATGCGTCTATCATATCTGATCCATTTTCTAGATCAATTATTAAGCAGTCATCAAGTTGTGCTAATA